ATGGGCGCGATGAAGGGAATGCTTACAGCGAAGGGACTGGCCGCCTTGCCGGTCGGCGAATGGGCCTCCGATCCTGCCCCGCGTGGCACCGGCTGCCTGGACGTGCGCAAGCTTGCTGGCGGGCAGTTGCGGTTCTACTACCGGTACACGAAGCCCAACGGGCAGCGCGACCGTCTGCTGATCGGCACGGGCCTGGCCCTGACCGCGGCGCGTGAGGCAGCAGCAGCGCTGTCCCGCCGGTACCAGTCCGGCGACCGGGATCTTCGAGAGGCGATGGAGGCCGAGGCTGCGGCAGCGGAGCGCGGGAAGTCCGACGCTTTGGCCGAATCGACCCGCCGATCAGGCGCAACGCTGGGCGCCCTGATGATGGCCTATGCCCAGAGCCTGGAAGATGCCGGCAAGGTGTCCGCGGCCGCCACGCGCGCGTCCATCAAGCGCCACATCGAAGAGCCATGGCCGGCGCTGTGGGCACGCCCAGCATCCGAGCTCGAGCTGGACGACCTGCTCCCCATCCTGTCGCGCATGGTGCGCGGCAAGAAACTGCGCGAGGGCGGAAAGATCCGATCGTACCTGCGCGCGGCTTACGCGGCGGCGATCGCGGCCAAGCAGGACGCTGCCGCCCCTGACGCGCTCCGCGCGCTCAACGTATCCAGGAACCCAGCGCGCGACTTGGCCACGCTCGACAGTGGGCAACCGCGCGACCGGGTTCTCTCGGTTGCAGAGCTCCGTGCCTACTGGCGACGGATCGATGCCATGCCCGGGCGGCAAGGCGCGCTCCTGCGCTTCCACCTGTTGACCGGCGGTCAGCGCATCGCGCAGCTGATCCGGCTGCAATGGTCAGATCACGACCACGACGCGGACACCGGTACCGGCTCCGTCCGCCTGCTCGACATCAAGGGCCGACGGCGTTTGCCGCGTGTGCACCTGGTGCCACTGCTCCCCCGCATGGCCAAGGATCTCGCTACCTTGCGCGGCGACGGCGCCGGGCCGCATCTGTTCTCGCTCACCGCCGGTAAGGCGCCTGCCACCTATGACGAGTTCCGGGGAATTATGGACCCGGTGGTGGCCAGCATGGTGAGCGCTGGAGAACTGGCCTCGCCGTTCACGCCGGGCGACCTACGCCGCACGGTGGAAACGCGGCTGGCGGCGCTGGGCCTGTCCGAGGAAGTTCGTGGCCACCTGCAGTCCCACGGCCTGAGCGGCGTCCAGAAGCGGCACTACAACTTCTTCGAGTACGACGCGGAAAAGCGCGCTGCAGTAGAGGCGCTGCTGGAGTTGCTCACCGGCGCGGGCGCCACAGTGCTTCAGATGCGCAAAGGCGAGGCTCGCTAGAACGGCAGGTCTTCTGGCCAGTCGAGTCCTGCCAGCCGGCTGGCGGCGCGCTGATCGCGGCTGGCACGCTCTCTCAGCCGCTGCGCAGCGGCCCGTCGCCTCGACTGGGTCTGCCAATTTCCTGACTTGTCCTTCTCTAGCCTCGAGGCATGGTGCAGATGCGCGTCGGCTCGTTCTTCGAGCGATGCCTGGCACATGTCGCGGTTACTCATCCAGCCATCCTTTCACGACCGGGTCGCAGGGGAAGCGACGATAGGTCGCCAGTCCTACCGATGGCTCCGAAGTGAAGGTACTATCCGGACCGAGCCGTTCTACAGGCTCAGGGGGCGGCATAGAAGTTGCATCTTGCCGATGTAGAAATGGTAGAGCCCATGGAGGGCGCTTTGACAATCAATATTGCACTTGCGACTTACGACAGCGTCGTACTTGGATGCGACAGTCTTTCAAGCATGATGGACAATGTGATTTTCCCGTTCAATCATGATTTTGCTGTCGATGCGGACGGCAACCCGATCATAGATGCCAACGGTAACTTCACTATCTCTCTAACGGCTGACAAAGTCACTCAGGTCGCAACCACGGTATTTGGTGGCGTACGGAAAATGTTCTGTGTATATGAGACCGATGACAAAGAGGGCATGTCAGTCGCTGCGGTCACAGCAGGATTGGCAATTCTTCAAGGGATAACCATCGCAGAGCATGTAAAGCGCTTCAAACACATGAGCAAGTCCGCGGGCTACGGGTCCGTCGCAGATGTTGCTCAAGCGTTCTTCAAGTACTTCCGGGATAAATGGGATGCGCAGTTTGCTGCCTTTCCAGAAAGTCAGCGCCAGTTCATGCCAACAATTCAATTCATATTGGCTGGATATGGCGGAACGCCCGACCGGCTTCAGGTGTTTCGGATCGACGTCCAACAAGGGCGCGTTGCTGAGGAGTTTGGGGATGGTGAGCACACTGGTATTTGTTGGGGAGGGATGGCCAACTACGTTGAGCGACTGACCAGGGGAGTTGACGCTAACGTGGTGTACACAGCAACCCGCCAGATTGCCGAAGCACTCTCCGCTCAGAGGGAGGCGGTGTTGGGAGAAATCTCAGAAGCACTTGCGACTGCTGGGGTTACGTTGCCACCAGATCTTTCTTTTGACGTAACTGAACACATTGAGCCTACGTTGCCTTGGGATGCACATCAGGCTGACATCGATTTTGGGAACCTGTCCACGCAATACGCGGTTGAGCTGGTGGAACTGCTTGTCAATACCCAATCGGGCATGCAACGATTCGCACGCGGGATCCCTACCGTTGGTGGCCGAACGCACATTGGGGTCTTGAAGCGAGGTGAAGGCTTTACGCCCCTGAACGAACCCAAGCTCCAGCACCTCCATACGGGATACAGCCATGATTTCTAGTCTTGCAATGAATAGTGGATCTCAGACCTTCAGCGAGAAGAAGGTCCGTTCAGCGCGCGCAGACGAAAGAAGTGGCGCCATCCGCGATAAGACAACCGTCAGCGTCTCGGCAGGTAGGGTGAAGACTTACGAGATTCAGGTCCGCAATGGCCGCTTGGTCTTGGCCGGCACGGTAAAAAAAACAACGCCAAAGGCCTGAGCTGAATCGTTTAAGCAACAAGAGCCCCATCGAGAGATGGGGCTCTTGTGCTTCTGGGTGCTCACGTCCTATGAGCGTGAACAGTGCGATAGGTGTGGCGAGGGACTGAGCAACCACTCGCTTGCCTGGCCTCGTCGAACCATTAGTAATTGGACTAATATGCGTGAGGTCTCGACTCGTGAGACACGCCGCTCCCAGAGTACGCCGATGCAGTCCCTACCCTTCCCCCAAACGCTGGCCACGCCCATCGGGCCCGCCCTGATCGACGGCCCGGCGCAGTTCGTGCCCCTGGCAGCAGCGCGCGCACGGCTGGGCTTCCCGTCGCCGGCCGACGACTTCATGGACGATGCGATCGACCTGCATCGTCTGCTGGTGCGCAATCCCGCCGCAACGTTCCTGTACCGAGCCGATGGCTGGTCCATGAGCGGCGCCGGCGTCAGCGACGGGGACATCCTGGTGGTGGACCGGTCGGTGACTCCGCTGGCCGGTGACCTGGTCATTGCCATCTGGGACGGAAACCAGCCCACCTGCAAGGTGCTGCAGCTGTTCGAAAGCCACATGGAGCTGCACTCGGCCAACCCAGACTTCCCGCCCATCGTGCTCGAGCAGGCCACCGAGGTGGAGGTATTCGCCGTGGTGGGGGTCGTCCGCCAGATCAAGCGCCGGAGCGGCCATGTTCGGGCTCGTTGACGGCAACAACTTCTACGCCAGCTGTGAGCGCGTGTTTCAGCCGGCGCTGCGCGGCGTGCCGCTGGTGGTGCTGAGCAACAACGATGGTTGCGCGATCGCGCGCTCGCCCGAGGCCAAGGCGCTGGGTATCAAGATGGGCCAGCCGGCCCACGAGCTGAAACACCTGGTGCGCCGCCACGGACTGCAGATGCGCTCGGCCAACTTCGGCCTGTACGGCGACATGAGCGCGCGCGTCGTGGCTATCCTGCGCGCGGCCGCGCCACGGGTGGAGGTCTACAGCATCGATGAGAGCTTCATCGACTTGGATGGCGTGCGCGACCGCGAGCGGTTCGCCCGGGATCTGCGGCAGCGCGTGCACCGATGGACCGGCATTCCCAACTGCATCGGCATCGGCCCCACGAAGACCTTGGCCAAGCTGGCAAACAAAGTGGCCAAGAGCACCGACGGCGTGATCGACCTCGGGGACGCCGGCTACCGCGACGCGGTGCTGCGCACGTTCCCGGTCGGGGATTTGTGGGGTGTGGGCCGCCGGCTGGCGCCGAGGCTGGAGGCGATGGGTATCACCACTGCTGCCGCGCTGCGCGATGCACCGGCGGACGACATCCTCGCCGCCTTCGGGGTGACGTTGGCGCGCACCCAGCGCGAGCTGCAGGCCCATCCCTGTATGGAGCTAGAGGAAGTGGAGCCGGATCGTCAGCAGATCATGGTCAGCCGATCGTTCGCTGATCGGGTGGAGGACCATGAAGCCGTTGCCCAGGCGCTGGCCACCTTCGCCGTGCGCGCCTGCGAGAAGCTCCGCGCCCGAGGCCTGGTCACCGCCGGCATCTGGGTGTTCGCCCAGTCCGACGTGTTCCGGCCGGAGCTGCGGCAGCACAACGCCAGCAGGACCGTGGGCCTGCCCGCGTCGACCGCAGACACCACCGTGGTGCTGGGCGTCGTGCGAAAGCTGCTGCGCGGCCTGCTCCGGGATGGCATTGGATACAAGAAGGCCGGTGTGGCGCTGCTCGACCTGGCCCGGCCGGACGAACTGCAGGCGGATCTGTTCGGGCCGACGGTGGTTGGCAACGAAAGGCTAATGGCCACCATGGACCGAATCAACCAGAAGTTCGGCCGCGGCACGGCCGGCCTTGGCGCATCGGGTTGGCAGGCTCGGCCAGCATGGGGCATGCGGCAGTACTTGCTCTCGCCGAACTACACGACGTCTGTACACGAGATCCCGCCCGCTCGATGCTGACCGTCAGATGCGGCAGATGCTGAAACCTGCGGCCGCAGTAGAGCGGCCGCAGGTCAGATCGATCAGCTGGGAATCGTCAGCGCGGCGAGCACACTCTCCTTCCACTTCAGCTGCAAGACATCAGTGCCGGCTTGCTGCTTCTTGTGGACCTGCAGCAGCACTGCGAAGGGTTTGCCGGCCTCAGTCGGACACCACTGCCCATCCTGCTTAGCCTGCAATCCCCTATCTGCCAGCAGGCGATTGAACTTCTGCGGAGAGAGGCCCAGACGCTTGCCCAGGTCAGTTGGGGTGAAGAAGCACACGCCATCAACGTGCACCGCCACCGGACCTGGCAGTAAAGACTCAATGGGTGCAGCCCGATTGGCGGCCACCAGAAGCTGATCCACGGGAACTCCGAGGGCTTTGCTCAGGTGGAACAGTGACGTCTTCTCCAATTTCCACAACTCGGAAATTAACGAATCGCCTTCAAACTCTTGTTTTTGTTGCATTTTCATGCCTCGTTAGACGGAAGCATGAACCACCAAGCCGTTGACGTGTATGCGGATATGCATAAGATCAACATTAGGCCTTTCACTGCCGAGAAGTTGGCAGCGAACTCAGCCTGAAGTTCTTACCGACTGCTAATCGGTAATCGCTTCACTTGGCGGTCATGCCGCCGGTACTTCGTTTAGGTTTGCGCAACCCTGAGGCTACCCGTCGAAAGATGGCCTCGGGGTTTTGCGTTTTTGCGGCCGGGGATTAGGGGAAATAGATCTTGGACCGGCCTCCCAGGCAGCCACTTGAAGATAGTGGGGGTCGTTGGGTCCGTCAACGCTAAATGTAGTGAAATTCAGCAATCCCTCGCGCCGCAACGATCATGCCATCGGCCTTGCAATTAAAGGCTTTTGAGCTGCTTGAACCGTCTGCGCAGTCAAGCACGGAACGAGTAACAGGAGCGGTACAACGCCCTGCACAAACGGAACGACGACAGCTTCCCATGACCGGCGACCTGGCGGCCATGGACAAGCCTGTGGATAATCAGTGGGTAACCACTGAAAAAGCTGTTTACGCGGCCTTCCGGTGCTCGTAGAACGGGTGCCGCTTGTCGTCGAAGATCCTGTAGAGCGCTGCCAGGTCGGCCGGGTCCGGATTGAGCCAAGCGTCCACATGCTCGGGCTTGATGTTGATGATGGTCCGGTCATGGCCGGCGGCGGCCACCTCGGGCTCAGGGTCGTCGGTGATCGCAGCGAACGACAGCAGGTCCGGCTCTTTGCCGGCCGGGTCCTTCCAGTGCGACCACAGGCACGCGACCAGCATCGGCTCACCCGTGCGCGGGGTGAACTGCACCACCTGGTTCTTCCCGTCCGGGCCCTCGACGTTCTCGTAAAAGGTGTCGACCACCATCAGGCCGTGGGTATGGCCGAATGCAGGCGCCCAGAACTTCTCTAGGCTGTCGCGACGGGCGTTGTAGGTGCCGGGGAAGCGCTGGTCGTAGTTGGCCGGCTTCCCGGCCAGGCGGCACTGGTAGCGCATCGGCTTGATGACCAGCTTCCCGCCATCGGAGACGATCACCGGGGCGTAGACGCCGGGGAAGATGCGGCTGTCGCGGTCCTTCGGCTCAACGCGCTGCAGATCCGCCAGCCGCGCCTTGGCCCGCTCGATCTTGTTGCCGGCGATCCGCACGTCCTCCCGGGCCTTCTTCGTCTCCTTCACCTGCAGCGCGCGCTCAGCGTCGGCCAGCCGCTTGCGGTTGGCGAACAGCTCCTGCTCCAGGATGGTGGCCTCGGCCCTGTTCCATTGCTCAACCTCGGCCCACACCGCCAGCTCCGCCGGGCTGGCGCCGGCCCGGAAGGCGTCATCCATGGCCTTCGGCGTCTTGGGCCGCTTCTTGCCCGGGTCGTGCGCGTAGAGCGCGGCGAACTCCTGCAGCGACAGTGTGGCGCCGGTCATTCTGACCAGCTTCTGATAGGCGGCGGTTATCTGGGCGGAATAGCACATGCTGCCATCTGGCCGCAGCGCCCGTTGCGGCCGCGTGAGGACTCCCCTCACCCGAACCCCAGCGGAACCTCGGTCAGGTCCACGATGAAGATCGTGGCGTTCTGCGGCCCCATCGTCACGCCGCCCACCGGGAAGGTGTTGGTGATCAAGGTCTGTTGAGTTACCTGCAACCGCGAGAGAAAGATCCGGTTGTCGCTGGTCATGTGGAAATGGTCGGCATTCATGGTGCACCGATCCTGTGACTGCGAGAAGTAGTAGAAGCGCGGTGACGGGATGGCAATGCCGATCTTCGTCCCTGGGAAGAACTGGCCGATCTCTACGGGAGGCCCTGGTACGGTTGGCAGCGCGACCACTTGAAGCACCCGCAGGCCCTTGCGCCTGGAGTCGTAGAAGACCGTGCCGTCCTCACCGCGCATGCGCAGACCAACCGGTCCGCTGGCCGCACGCTCGGTCGCGTTGAACGTGTAGTACTCCAGTGTCTTGTTCGGCGCTTGGTTGGAGGCGTAGACGAAACACGTCACCCCGGTCTGAACCAGTGTGAATCCCGTTGTAGTCGCCACGCTGTCGTTGATGTAGCGGCAGACATGGAGGTTCGTTGTCCCGTTCGTTGAAGCCAGGACCCCGCTCGGCGACCACAAGGCAGACGGCGGCGAGCCGCCGGTCCCGCCGCCGGAGAAGGTCCCAGTGTTCAGCGTCCCTGACTTGGCCAGCTGCAAGTTCCGATACCCAGCACCAATCTGGATCTGCCCGGTTCCCTGGTTTCGCACGCGTAGTCCGACGGCCATCAGCTGTATATCCCGTAATGAAGGGTGATGCCGCCGACGGTGTCCGTCGTGGGCTTGCTCGGGAACATCTCCATCCTGACGTGGTAGTTCACCACGTCAGGATCCCAGCTCCAGATAATGCTGTTGCCCGAGATGGTCACCGAAGGAACAAGCATCCCGTACACCGATCGCTGACCTTCGCAGGTGAAGTAGTAGAAGGGCTCGCCGCCCAAAAAATCATTGACGACGAGACCTCCGTTTGCCTCGGACGGCGCTATCCACTTGTTGTTGGAGTTGACCGGATTGTAGAGCGGGAACGCGTAGGACCCGATGATCTTGGTCAGTCGTGTGGTGACCGTGGTCTCCACGTACCCGCTCTCGCTCCGAACACGCAAACCTATGTCGACCATTACTGCAGCACTCCAAGCTCAACGGCGAGATTCCCGTTCGGGTAGCGGATGTAGATGCCCTGGTTGGTGATGTTTAGCTGATAGCCGCCGGCAACACTGCCATTGAACTCGAACCCGCCGCCGGCAGCCTTGTTGATCCTCCAGCCGGTCTGGCCAGTGACGTAGTCATCGGACTGGATGGCCCCACTGATCTTCGCGTTGGTGATCGCGGCATCGGCGATATTGGCGCTGGTGATCCACGCAGTGCCGATCAGGGCCTGGTTGATGAAGGTCTGGCCGCCCTGGATCACGAACGGCGAGGTCAGCTGCCCGTTGACCAGGTTGACGAACGCGAAACGGTCGGCGGTAAACAGCACCTGGCTCTGGTAGCTGCCGTCCGGCTGGTTCTCGATGCCGATGCCCATGCCAGCTGCGTAGTACTGGCCGTTGGCTGCAATCTGCAGCTTCAGGCTGTACGACGCGCTGATCTGTCCGTCCAAGTCGACCAGAGCCTGCGAGGTGGCCTGCACCATCGCCCGGGTCTCGCCTACCGCTGCTTCGGTGGTATCCACACGCCGGCCCAGCGCGTAGTCTCCGCTGGCGATGACCGTAAGCGTGGTGATCGTGCCGGCAAACGCGTCCTCATCGCCCGCGTTCCAGTCCCCATCGCCGGCGTGCTCCGCGCTGTATTGCGCCACCAGGCCATCTACGCGGTTGCCCACCGCCGTGACCTTGCCGTCGACCTCCGTAACATCCAGCTCCAGCTGATCGATCCGCCCGGCCAACGCACCGGCCTCGGCCACCGCATCACCGACGCTCTTCCACTTCGTGCCCGGGGGCTCCTCGTTGCCGGGGGCGGCGTCGGTCCATAACCAGATCTTGCCGTTGTGCACCACCGTCTGGCCCGATTCGTACGTGGCATCTGCGGCCCAGATCAACGGGGCGATACTGCTGATGCTCTCGATCTCCGACAGCAGCTCCCGCCCCAGCGCGCTCTTGTTGATGAGGCCAGAGAAATAGGCGTCGTACTCGGTCACGTCGGTGCTCGACTCGCCGACCACACCTGCACCGGCTGGATACCACGGCCCGATGTTGCCGCTGCGGTCCACCAACCGACCCCAGAAGTAGAACTTCGCGCCGGCGGCCAGGCCATCGAGCCGGTGCCGGTTCTGTGGATAGGCGAAATCGCCCAGCTTCGTCGCGTTCTCCAGGTTCGGGCCAGCGCTGCGCCAGATCTCGGTGCGCTGGGTGTCGGTTGCCCCGGGCGGGAACGCCCAGGCCAGCTGGATGCCGAACACCACCGACGCTGCCGTCAGCGACGTGAGCGCCGGCGGCGGCTCCGTTTTGCCCTGAATGTCGGTCAGGACGCTGAGGGCCGGCTGCGACACGGCATTGAGCGCGTTTACTGCACGTACCCTGGCCAGGTACTTGCCCGCGTAGATCCCGCGCACCTCCGCGCTGGCCGTACCGACGCGCCCGACACGCACCCAGTTGAGGTCGTCCCTGCGCCACTCCACGTCGTAGGCAATCGCCTTGTCGGCTGCGTCCCACTCGATGGTCAGCACCGGCGTTGCAATGCCCTGATCGATAACCACATGCGAAGAGAGGGCCACGTTGGTCGGCGGCGGCTGGACGCTGGGCGGAATGATGCTGATCGGCGGCTGCTCGAGACGGGTGCCGTCATCGATCGCCGCGTACTTCCCAGGAACATGCTTCAGGGCTGTGATGGTGTAGGTCAGGTCTTCAGCCTCGGAAACCCCAACCACACGGAACAACTGCAGCGCCAACTCGCTGGACTCGGTTGCCCAGACCGACTCGCTTACCGGCACTGCCGACCACGGCGCAGCCACGTCAACTACGCCGCTTGCGCGGTTGATGGAGGTGATGGTCCGGCCTTCGACCTTCCCGCTCGGCAGCGTTGCATGGAGCATGTCACCAGCGACCATCTCATCCGGAATGCGATCAAGCGTCAGGCTGTTTGCGGTGGCCAACCGCACGCGGCCGGCGTTTCGGCGACCGGCACGATTGGGGTCAGCGATCTGGATCACGTCACCCGGCATACAGTTCAGCGCATCCAGACCCACGGAGAAGGTGACCGTTTCCGTTTCAAGGTTCTCGGTGAACAGGATGTGGTTACCCACGCGCTGTGCTTGCGCACGCGAATGACACCCGATGGCGGTCACTTCGGTCTGGTTCACCCCGTAGCGCGCGATACCCTCCAGATGCTGCACCGGCTCGACCTTCTGCCTACCGAAGTCGTCGGGGTCCGTCCACGACACCAGCGCTACGGTGTGGCGCGCCTTGCGGCCGCTGCCTTGGTATCGGAACCGCCCCTCAACTACGTTCGCCTGGCTGAACGTGGCGCCGGGATCCCTCGGCATATCCGCCGAGGCCATGACCTGTCCCGCCGCGAAGAAGCTGATACCGCGGAACATGCTGGCCATGTCCTTCAGCACGCGGTATGCATCCGCCCTGCTCTGCAGGTAGAGGCTGCAGGTAAACCGCGGTTCCTGCCCACCGAGGCCATCGCTCACCAATTGATCGCAGTACTGGGCGATCTGATACAGGCGCCACTTGTCCACCCAATCCAATGAGATGCGATTGCCCAGACCGAAGCGGTCATTGGTCACAATGTCGAAGAACGTCCAGGCAGGGTTGTTGGTCCACGCTGCCTTGAACGTCCCATCCCACCCACCACCGGTTGTGCCGGGGCCGCTGGTGGCATACGTCCGGCTGATCGGATCGTAGTTGGCCGGAACGCGTACAACACGCCCCCAGATGCGGTAGGAGCGCGAGGGGATGCTCTGGAATGCACTGGCGTCAACCTGCACCGCCGCGAGGGCGCAGTTCGGGTAACGCAGCTTTACGTCGATGATCTCGGTCAGCGACAGCACGTTCACGGTGTCGGAGATCAGCGAGTTGTTCCGGTTCGGCGTGATACGCCGGATGCGCACCTGCCACTGCGATCCTCGAGGCAGTTCAATTCGCCGGCTGCGCTCATACTGGGTCGTCGTCTTGCCGGTGATGGCCTCAGTAAGCACGGTTGTGAAGGCTCCACCGTCGACGGACAGATCCACCGCATACGTGATGGAATAGCCTTTGCGATCGCCGTTCTCTTCATCCACCTCCTGCAAGGCAGGCACTGCCAGCCTGATGCGGACGGCAGACAGATCCGGACCGCTCACCGTTCGAACTACCGGCTCGCCGCCGCGCAGCTCAACATTGACCGAGACCTCATTTTCGACCGAGGGGAAGCCCGCGATGTAGCCCTGGTTCTGTGTCCCAGAACGCGTCTCGACGGTTACGCCGGAGAAGTTCAGTGTTCCATCGGAATTTTGGAGCGGCACCTGGTTGAGGTAGATCGACTGATTGCCTGCGACCAAGCCGCGGATCTCCCCCTCCCCTACCAGGTCAACGATGCGCGCCACAGCCATCGAATGAAGGCTGTCCGCCGTCTCAACTGGTGTGCGCGCATTGGACCCGCTCTTGCCGCCTGCGCCTGCCAAGCGGACCGCCTGCCCAACGTCGTGGGCCAGCGTGTTTGCTGGAGTCAGCTGTTTCATCGCTGGTCCTCTGCCTGAATGCCGCCGCTGATCACCGCGGAACCCACCAGCATGCCCTTGGTGTCGTGCCCGCCATAGGCGACGGGTACGGGATTGCCTTGAGCCTGTGTGTTGACGGTTCCGTTCATGCTGTAACTGGGCCTGTTATCGACACTGTCCTGCGACCCGAGCCCCTTCGGCTGAGGCCCCAGCATCTGGGCAACGCCGCCGATGACCATCACAGCACCCTGAATGACCAGATTGGCGTTGCTGGTGTAGACGCCCACGACGATCAGCACGACGCCGAGGATGACGTTCAGCACACCGCCGCGCTTGCTACCCAGCAGCACTGGCGCAATGCGGATGTCCTCCCCACCAGGTGGATCCTTCAGCTGGTCCTTGGTGAGGTTCTCCTTGCCGACGAACACGGAGAAGCCCATACCATTCTCCTTCGCCTGGGCCAGGTACTGTTGGAAGCCTGGCCTCATCGCGCACAGTGCGCGGATGGCCTCGGCCGGGCTGTTGACCGCCAGCCTGAAGGAGCGGCCGAAGCGGCTCCCCAACTGGCCGTACAACCGAACGGTGCGCATGCGCTCAGCCATGACGCGCCCCCTCGTGACGAACGATGTAGCGGGTGCGCTCAGACCACATGCCGCCATAGGGCGCCGCCTCTGAAAGCCGACCATACAGGTGGTGGAGCATTTGGCCGTCGCCCAGGTAGATGCCGGCGTGATTCGGCACTGAGGAGCGGATCTGCATCAGGATCATGTCGCCGCGGCGTGGCTCGCCGTCGATCAGCTCGAAGCCTTCATTGCGCAGGCGCTCCAAGCTGTAGAGGTCTTGGCCCTTTTCCCACCAGTCGTCCTCGCGCTCGTACTCGCTGAGCTGGATACCCAGCTCGCGCGCATAAAAGTCCCGGACCAGGCTGTAGCAGTCGAGGATGCCGTGGGCGAATTGGCGGCCCACCAGGGGTGCGACGTAGCCGCACGGCATGATGCTCTGCAGGTCGCCGCATTCGGGATCCGAGCCAGCGCACTTTCCCACGCTGATGATGTGCCAAGGCAGGCCGCTGGCCTCGCAGGTGACCCGATCAGCGTCGGACGGCATGGCAGGCGCATCGGGGTGGCTGTGCACCAGCGCCAGAACTTCGCCCTCATCCTCCGCAGCGGCATAGTCCTCGGCAGGCAGGATGAAGTGCTCGCTGGGGGTCGTCGCCACATTGCGGCAGGCAACGTAGGCCTCAGCGCCGGCCGTAGCCACAATCAATCCGCAGCACTCGCGCGGGTACTCGGCCACGGCATGCGCCTGGATGGCCAGCAGGGTGCTCTGTTGCATGGATCTCGCCCATAGAAAAGGCCCGCTCTGGGCGGGCCTTGTGGTGCTGCAGGTGCAGCGCGAAGGTGCAGATGGTGACCCAATCAGCAGGTCGTCAGGTTCGCAACAGGCCGGCAGCCGGGAAGCCACCGTAGGGCAGCTCTTTGTCCTCTCCGAAGCGCAGCTTGCAGCCACGCACCAGCCCACTGCATTGGTCACGCGCAGGGTCGTCAGTGGGCACGTCGTTGGCGTCGGCCACGGCCGGGCCGGTATAGCCGCAGTAGGGCCCACGATACCCGCCTCGAATCAGCCAGCCGCAGACACCGGCGATGATCTGTCGCCCAGGGAGCTGCTCACCGTTGAGGTCGATCGCGGTGGTCAGCTCGAACTCGACCGTCTCCTTGTCCTCGGAGGTCTTGCGTTCAATGAACCACACCTCGTCTGGAAAGTGCTCGTTCGGGTCCGCCATCGGGTTGCCCTCTGGGAAGTTCGCCGCATCAAGGAACTTCACCAGCGTCTGCCGGCGGACAACTTTTGCACCGACCAAGTCACCGAACATCAGGCACAAGGCAGTGATTCGGCCATCTATGTTGCTCACGGTGAGCTTGGGGGTGGGGGGCTGATCTCCGGTTCGGGCGAAACCCTCTGCCTTGATCGGCCAAGGGCCATATTCCTGGCCCTGCCACCAGATCACGCCCGACTGCAGATGCTGGTGGAAGAACAGCCGATCTGCACCGAAGCTGGTGCAGTCGAGTTCATAGACCGTGACGCGGCCACCTGGCTCGAGCTGCTGGGCGTCTGCGGTGATCATGGCGCATCGACCTCCGCATCCTCGGTTTGTTCGACTTCCGGAACGTCAACGACGACACGTACCGTCAGCAAGTAGACAATGTCCTTTGCCTCTCCCGTTGTCGGATCGGTGCACAAGTAGAGCACCGCACCCGCCTCCTGCTGGATTGCCAGGCGAATGGTCTGCTCGTCGTTCTCATCGCGGTATACGCTCGCGCGCCACCCAGTAGCCGGTTGGATCCCCGGGCCTGCTACCCGATACACGCCAGTCGCAACGCGAGTGCAAGCGATGCCCAAAGCATCAAACGAGCAACCGATGCTTGTCCCAGGAGCATGGTCCCCGGCAAGAACGATCCCGCCGTCAGGCTGGATGTTGAACGCTGCAGTGCAGGTAGGCTCCATGTTCAGGCTCTCTTGATGAAGTTGTTGGCATCCACCGTGGTGTTCCCTGCGTGCCATAGGTTGTTGCCACGGAAGCTGACGGCGGATCGCGTGATAGTCAGCACTTGGACGTAGCCCGAGTTGAAGAAGTCGCCATCCTTCAACCAGACCTGGAACTGGGATTCGAATCCGTTGGCTCCCGTAGGGACTAAGAACACACCGGCCAGATCGCTGTTGCTAGCGTTGTAGGACAGGGTGAGCTTGGCTCCGAAATCGTTCGTAGCGTTCGCATTGTGGAAAAAGTTCGCGCGACGAACTGCCGTTCCGCCGCCTCGCATGACGAGCGTTCCCGTCATGGCGCCAGCTTCACCGCCCGCCTTTGGCACAGCGGCAGCGGCTGCGCTTGCGGCATTCGTTGCCTTCGTGTCTGCGGTGGCCGCAGCTGTGGCGACGGTATTGATCCGACCGTCGAGGTACGCGTCGTTATCGTTGACCTTGCCAAAGGCAATCTTGGCTGGATCGCCCTTTTTGCCATTCGGCTGGACGGTATCGATATCGATAGGTTGAAGCGCCATGTTTTCTCCTTAAGGCTGGAACGTCTGTTCGAAGGTGCAGCTGATCCGCAGATAGCCTTCCAGCTCATCCACTGCAGACAGCTTTGTGCAGCGGAACAGCGCTGTGGGTTCATCGGGCGGTGTCCAGAGGAACGACTCGCCCCGCTGCCGGCGCAGGCGCAGGAAGGCCTTTGCGTCACCCATGAGGTCTACCTCTCGGTGCCCCCAAAGCTCGAGGTCCCAGACCTGCTTCTCGTTGTTGATGCCGTCTGGCGCTTCCTGCGTGTAGCCGTCCCCGAAAGCCACTGACCGGGTTAGAGCCTGGTACTCGACGCTGGGCTGCTTGCTGTATACGCGCCAACTGAAGGTTTCTTTCATGATTCACTGTTCCCATCTATAGCCCGCCAAAGCCGAAGCTACGAGGAGCGCGGCGCGATGCAACTTGCGGCGTCAGCGGCCTCTGTTACGCTCGCCGGACCCATCCCAAGAGAGCACGCGCAATGAAGTTGGTTCTCACCTCTTTCTCGATCTATCCGTCGACCGATGGCGGTCCGCCTTCCGTCGGTGCTGCGTTAGACGTCGTCTTCCCCAACACCGATTTCGGCATCCAGCACGCGTCTGGTGCCTTCGGGGTGACGTTCGAGCATCCGAGCCCGGAAGAACTCACGTTCCCCCAGGTAGAGCAGCTGGCCCGAGAGCGGATTCTTGCCATGCTGTGACGACAAGGGGCTCCAACTGGAGCCCCGTTCTCTCAACCGCCGTTCATCATGGCCCAGAGCACACCTTGCGGGCGCATCTGCTTAACCGCCCACTCGTTCGCCATTGAATTAAAGCTGTCGCGAACTTGTTGATGGGTGGTCGAGTCATCTCTTGAGATGTCGTCAGAGCTACTGCCGTCCTTGCTGACCTCGAAGTGGGAGTTGAACACAAGATTCACGTCACCAGGATGGCCTCCCCATCCTCTCGCAGCACCATCTCCCCCCGGCGAGCCACCTTGGGCATATCCGGCCAGGCCACGCCGCATGGCCTCGACAACAGCCACGCCACCGGCGCGTGCAACGTCCTGCTGTGACCAGACCACCTCGCCCTTGTGCACGACGCCGGCAGGTTCGTTCACGCCGCCGTCGCCGGTGTAGCCACCGGTGGAGTACCCACCGCCGAGCCGCATGTTCTGGAACAGCTGGTTGTTGATGCTGCTGGTGCCGGTGGTTACTGCCTGGTTGCCCGCCGCGGTGACGCCTCCGCCCCCCCATGCACTGGCCACCGCGTTGACGATGCCCATGATTGCCTGGCGCGCCGCGATCCTCGCCAGATCGGCCAGAACCGACTTTGTCAGGTCTGAGAAGCTCAGTTTGCCCGTGGTGGTGAACTTCACCCAGGCGTCTTCGAAGCCGCCAATGACCGTGCCAACCACATCACCCATCTGCTGAGCTGCGTTGCTGGCCTGCTGCTGATAGTTCGCCCACGCCGCGCTCGCGCCAGCCAGCCAATTGCCCTCGGCCTGCCGCAGTTCGTCGTACCCGTCCTTGATCAACTGCAGGCGATCAAGCGTCTTGGACAGCAGCTGTGCCCTCTCCGCTTCGAACGTTTCCTGATCGATCTGGCCAGCGTTCATCTGTAGCTGCAGCTCACGCAGCTTGTCGGCCTGATCAGCATAGGCGTCGTTGATCCTCTGCTGAATCTCGTACTCTCGATCGCCCATCCCAACGCGCTGTGCTTGCGTCGACAGTTGCCGCTGAAGCGC